CAGGCCACGTTGGTACGCACGCTCCTTCAAAAGACCCTGGCCCTCGCATTGCAACTCGTGAGCGGCACCTCTCTGCGCTCGCGAGCCAACGGATTGAAACTTGACCCGCTCACCGCCGGATAACGCCCCGCTTCCCTCGACGAACTTTCGCAGCCCTTCTAGCGCGGCCGTCCGTCGACATAGCATGACCGCCATGCCACGCACGACGCGCATTCGACCGTTCAGACTCCCGAACCACGAGTAGATCGCTCCGCAAAGCCCTGCCGCTATGCAAGTGCCATACAGAGCGTGGCAGCTATCAAGCAATCATTTCCGCAGCAGGAGCGCTAGCTGCCTCCCGCAAATAGGACGGAAGCCCTTCGACAAACGTCAATGCCTTTTTGTAAAGGTCGTATATCTCATTCATCGTTTTTTCCAATTGGAATGTGGCGTAATCTTGATGAACAAGTTTATTTCTTTCCCCGCCCACCTCCAGGAAAGCAGCTATCGACTCCTTTAGCTCATCGGACGCACCAATGCGAACTTTCATCGCATCCTTGAATCCAGGCCCGAATAATCCGAAAAATTGATTGGCATTCGATTGCTTCCAATCAAACCACGTATGGTACTGCCTTTCAACAGCCTTGTTTTTGACAAACTGCCCCACAAGCGGACACCCACCAGATTGCTCGTGAACAAAAGCAAGCACACAAACACATATTTGCTGCTCGAAGTAACTAGCCGAGCCGAGCAATAATGCTTTTCTAAAGTGGTCTGCAGCCGCGCTTATAAGGGAGATATCTCCTGCGGCATTCACCGTCTTCATGACCTCGGCAGCCTCAGCAAACATTCGATCTACAGCCGTTTGAGCCGTCATATCGATTCTCCTAAAGCACGCCGACGATAGCCTTTGCCCGCTCCAATCGCTTCTTGACGTTTTTCGCATCGGTCGTACTTTTTTGCAGTGCGCCGGCAAATTCGCCGTCCCCCTCAAGCTCTATAAGCTTCCCCGCATCAATATCCCGTTTGATATCCCTACGTTCGTGCAAGGCTTCTTCGCAAGCCCCAGCAAATACAGACTCGTACAGGGCAACGTTGAATCGTCCATTCTTCTTATTCATGAAGGCATCCCCGGGCAAGTTAGCACACGCCCTCAAGAATCCATCAAACAAATTCAGAAGATACTTATTATCATCAGCGCTCTTAAATTTTGCCTTTCTGGAGAATTGATTCAGAAATTTAACCATCGAAGGCGCATAATTCTCCCCATCGACCAAAAGAGCAAATCCTCTCAATAGGATTTCCACGTCTTTCATGTGCAGGTCCGGCACTTCATTCCCAAGCAATCTCCTCCATGCCGGAAGCTGATTTATCTTGTACAACATATCATAGAACGGAGAGTGATACATACTCATCCGGATTTCTTGTGCTTGCAAATTTACGCCACCAGTATTAAGGCGATTAAACACCTCATACATGGACGAATCATCATCCGACGGCGAGTTTTGCTTGATGATAATATTCCGAATCGTTCGCAAATCGAACTGCGTCTTATAGGCACCTAGGGTTGCGTAAGCGAGCCCCTTAAACTGATTAGGCCGACCAGGCAACACCTCCGGAAGCTTCAGACGAAAGTTTTCGAAATATTCGTCGTCGTGAATAACCTCATCCGGAATTGAACCCTTTTCATCAAAAATCGCCCGCAATGCGGTGCGCTTGTCCTTTTTGGGGAATCGCTGCTTTACAAAATAGTAAATTGACATCAGCCGCTGCTGCCCGTCGATCACCAAGAATTTATTTTTCTCAGCCTCATACAGAAACACTTGAGGAACAGGCAACCCAAGAATTAGCGACTCGATTAGCTTTGATGCTCGCCCAATATCCCAAACATAATTTCTCTGAAATCCAGGGATCTTAACAGCACCCGATTCCAAGAAATTATAAATGGTCAATACATTAAAATCGTTTGGCGCAGCAGTGATATCATACTCGCCAATTTGAACATCATTTCCCTCATCATTTTCCGCATAGTCATCAAACCATGCATTTGAATTATTCTCCATGAATCCCTCCTCGCAAATATCTGACAAGCCGCCTTTTTGCCGGCGACATCACCCCCTCGGGGCGCCCCATTTACTGCCAAGCTTCTCAATATATGCTGCCTTACATCGCGTCGCACGCTTGAACGCTTATCTCTCGCTTAGTTCATTGATAAATATCCTACAGCCTTTCGAACACGAGCACATCAATTAGACAAAGGAGATCACCAGCCTCTTTCCACACGCAGCAGCATACTTGCGCAGCGTCGAAAATGACGGCGAGTGCTTTTCGCTCGACAATGATGCTTCAAGTCGCGATACAGCCGATGCGGTCGTTCCCATTCGTGCAGCAACCTGCGCCTGAGTCAAACCAGCTTCATGCCTCGCAACCAGAATAGCGCGAAGCGCATTGTATTCATCCTCCAGCTGGTCATATTCCTTTCTAACACCACGCTTTGCCAGCAGGCGCTTTGTATCATCCGCCGTGTGGGGGACTGGAGTGAATCCCTCAGCGCGAGCGCGCTTCGTTGCTATCTTAGCCATTCCGTACCTCGCTCAAACGTGCCCGGGCGGTCCGCAGTTCATTCTGCGGCGTCTCTTGTGTCTTCTTCACAAACGAATGCAACACAACGACGTGCCGCCCTACATGCATGCAGTAGAACCTCGCCCAATGCCCTCTCTGCCTCTGGGGCGCAATTCAAACAATCCGCCCCCCATTGCCCTCGAATGCGGCATGCGTAGGTCCGCGCCAAACTCCTGTACCAGATCCAACAATCGCAGGTAATCAGCCAGAACCCCGGTCGGCAAGGCGAAGACGTCGCGCTTGACGCGCTCGTTGTAATAAACAACAGTCCAATTTTGTTTCATGTTAGCAATTTTGCTATGTTTCTGCAATTCTGCCCGCCGTCTCAAAGCGGCAGCAGCTTCTGCACTGCAGCGCGCCCCTGATCAGGCGACAAGTGGGCATAGCGCTCCGTGACCGTGATGGAAGAGTGCCCCAACAGGTCCTTGACGACGTATAGCGAAACGCCTTCCATGACGAGCCACGACGCAAAGGTGTGCCGTAGATCATGGATGCGGAAGTTCTCAATTCCGGCACGGGCGCATGCGGCGACGAATCCCTTTTGAAGGGTGCTAATCCGTCTCCCCGAACCCGACGCAAACACCCAGTCAGAGTCAGCGCAATTCCGCGACACCCAATCGCGCTGATCCCTCAGTGCTGATACAGCACCGCTGTTCAGCGGCACCAATCGACGCTTGCCGTTCTTCGTGTGCTCGCAATCGAGTCGAAGGTGCGAGTGCTCGAAATCAACACGTTGCCACTTGAGCGCGAGCAGCTCGTTCTTCCGACAACCCGTGCTCAACGCGAGTCGGACAAAATTCGATAGATGCGGCTGCCGTGCGGTTGCTCCAGCAGCGAGAATCAGCGACGACGCTTCGCTTCTAGATATCCAGCGGACACGCGACTCACCACCATCAAGGCCAAGGCTTTGCACCGGATTTGGCAATTCCGGACGGTCGTGCTCAGTCCGCACGAAATTGATGGCCGCTGACAATAGCTTGAGCTCACGCTTTACGGTTGACTCCCGGACACCATCAGCGAGCCGCGCAGACACATACCGTCGAACATCTCCCCGTTTCAACATTCGCAAGTCCCGGCCGCTGAAGTGCGGTTTGAGCCGTTGCAACGAATATTGATCCCGCTCCGGGCTACGGTGCCTCTTCTCCGACATGTAAATTCCGATTATTTCCTCAAAGACCATTCCAAACGCCTCTGCGCTATTGATCTAGTGAATATCGTAACCAGTCTTGCTCATTAATGCGATATTAAAATCCTCCTAGGCTCGACATTTTTAGAATTAATTTTCACGTGTCGATAACCAGAAAACCCCTAACTCTTGCCTCCAAAATGCCTGACACCGATCCAATGTCGCACCCGCTCGCAATGCCGCATGAAATGCAGTCTTCAACGCCTCTGCAGGATCATTCGCCGTGATGTGATCGATCGGCATGACTTCCGGGACGACCACGCCGCGGCTCGTCCAGTACCGCTTTTCGTTCAGCGCGTGCTCCGCGAAATCCTTGGTGATGTACTTCGCTAGGTAGGCCGCAAGCTTGTGCCGCAATCCCTTCTCCTTGAACGGGTTTCGGACGTTGATTTGGCCATTCCCGACGCCTACGATGCTTTGCCAGATCGAGCGCAGCACTCGATAGTTCTGACGGCCCTTGACCGCCACGTGGAGATGCCACGCGCCCCTCTTCTGGCGCTCGGGCGTCGCCACGTACTGGAACGTCGACAGCTTCGCGAGACGCCGACGCAGCGCATCGAAATCGCGCTTGAGGCGACCTTTGTCCTGCATGTTCTCGCGGTACGTCAACGTGATCATTCGGTCCGCTCCAATCGCTTTACAGCGGAGCCGCACCTGTTGCTTGGCGCGTTTCGCGGCGTCCATCAGGTTCGATTCGCTGTTCTCCGACTCGCCGCGCTTCGCTTTGGGCATCGCATTCAACGACAGCGCGCCCATGTACCGATCGAACCGCGTCGCCGTCACTTCGACCTGACCGTCGCCAAAATTCCGGCCACGGATTACCCACTCTCTACGGAACGGCGAGAAGTCGCCTATACTTGCGTCGTGCATTGCAACTTGTCCTTGTAATGCGCTGTTGCAGCAAGCCCTGACCGTTGCCGCGTTCAGGGCTTTTCTTTTTTCCGAACTGCCTTTCCGTCCTTGCTCCGCCTCGCTCGATGCCAGCGTCGGTGTCCCGTATCCGTTAAGTGTCCCTGATACAAGTTTAGGGGCCGCGCTGCGCGCGGCCCGCCCGGCGCGCTCTGCTGCGCTGGGCGAGCCGCCCGCAGCTAGCCCCCGCGCCCTCGCCTCCACTCCGCGCGCCGGTAACGCATGTATCGCGGCAAGCTTGCAAAGAGATGGTCGAGCCCGCCGCACTGCCTCCGCTCACCGTCCGCGCGAATACCCGCTACTCGGTCCGGCGGGCCGCGCTGAGCCGCGCGACAACGGCCCGGACTCCGCATTACCGCTGTCGCGCTACGTCGCACCGATCGCGGCCGGACACTCCTAACGCTGGACGCCGCCCGTCGTACCGCACTGACTTACAATCTCGCTCACTAAAACGACCGAGGGACCAAACAATGGGCATCTACGATCGCGACTGGTATCGCGAGGAATACAAAAAGAAAGAACACCTGTTGGAGCAGGGCTATACGCCACACCGCACAGCCGCCTCAGCCTCTCCGCCAGTCCCACCCCGCCCTAACACTCCCGCCCCCACACACATGCCTTCGTGGATCAAAATCGCGGTGATAGCGCTGGGGGCCGGGGTAGTCTCATACCTTGTCGTATCGGTAATCCTCGACCACATCTAAACAGCCGTCCCGATCAGATCCGCTGCACCTGCAGAACCAACAGAACCTCCGTGCGCTGCTTCGAGCTCGATCGACCATCAAGAAAGCTCGGCAGCCACGCATAGCCGCTGCGCGCCGTCGCATTGCGGTCCTGAATCAAGCCGCCCAATACGATGACCTCGCCATCCTTCATCCGCGTCACCGTCTGTAGCTGTCGCGTGTTCTTCGTCGGCGACGTATCGACGCCCGTCTTCGTCGCGACGAAATCGGAGATTTCCTCATGCACCTTGACCTCGATCACCTCGCGCATCACGATCGGCTCAACATCGAAGATCAAGCCCGCGTCCTGATAGGTGATCGACTGAACGGGTGTACCGTTCGACCCTTGGTAGCTCACGCTCGATTGCGTCGGCACCTGTTGCCCGACGTTCAGGCGCACGCGCTCGCCCGACACGATCCGCACGTGCGGCGAGCTGACGACCTTGAAACGCGAGTCGGCGTTCAGCGCGGATATCGCCGCGTCGACGCCCGGCCCCGTGAAGCGAACCGCACTCGTATCCGACGACGTGTCACCGCTCGACACGCGAAGCTGACCACTCAACATCCGAACCGCGATGCTCCACGCCGTGTTGGTCGAATCGGTATTCGCCACTTCGTACACCCAACCACGCACCACGACTTCGCTCGGCGCGGTGTCGAGCTCGGGCACGACCTTGCGCAGCAGCGCGACTTCATCGTGTGAGCCAACGATCACGAGATCATCGCCGCGCGCCTGCACGCCCATTTCGATCGGCATCGCGGGCGCATCGTTAGCCGGACTGGTGGACTCACCCGGCACCTGTACCGCGCCGGCCGGCTGCATCGGCATACTGACGGGGGCCGTCAACGGCATCGAGCGCGTCCCGATCATCGGCTCGATGAGCGCACGCAGGTAATCGACCCGACGATAGCGCGGCTTGTACACGAACACATCCTGATCGACCTTTTCGCGCGCCGCGCCGGGCTTCTTCGTCACGTAGTCAACGCCGTTCTTCGTCACGACCTGAAAGCCGAGCGACTCGAGGAAATCGCCCATGACCGTGCGCACGTCGCGATTCCGATCGTCCAGGCGGAACGACACGAGCCGCGCGTCGCTCAACACGTCCGGGCCGAGCACGTAGGGCGTGTGCATCGCCTCCTGATAGATCAGGTCGACAATCTGCGCCACCGTCACGAAACGCAGATCAAACGACGTGCCCGCGACGTGCTTCAACGGCGTCAGAGCAGGCATGGAAGCCGGCGCCGGCGCGGCGGCCGTCAAGCTCGCATCAACCGGCAGCGTCGGCAATGGCGGCACCGCGCCAACCGCCGCCATCGAATACACCACCGCCGCCCCGATCAGTACCCCGTATCGCTTCATTGCATACCCCCGCCTTGTTCTGTTTTTCCGGCTTGCGCGCCGGTCCAAGCACCAACGGTCCTACCGTCGATTTCGCCCGTCAGCAGCATCCCCGCGCCGCTGAACCCTTCCAACGACACAGGCCGCAATCTGCCGTCCGCCGCGACGAGCACCACGTAACCCGCCCCGTCCGTCACGTAGCGCCCCGCAATGCGCCAGTCCACCGACCTAGCCACACTCGGCGCACGCGTGACCTTGGCCTCTTGCGATGGCGCGGCGGCTGCTTCGGGCGTCGATTCCGACATGCCGGGCGTCACCCCGAAGCCATCACGCGCGCTGAAAAAGAACTTCACCGAGCAGTAGATCAACACGCCCAACGCGATCGGCACGACGAACAGCGCTTTGGGCACGACCGCCTGTTTCTTCGTGTGAACTTCGGCGCTCGTGTAGAGCTTGAACACCTCGCGCGGATAAGCCCATTGCCGCTTCACCGCGTCCTTCAGGCTGCTCGGGTTGTGGCAGTGGTCCCACTCGTAGAGCATCGCGCGCTTCAAGCCGAACAGGTTGCGCACGTGGATATGACGCCCGACCAGATCGCGAACCGTCTTGCTGATCCGCTGCGGATGCTGCGTGATGAGGATGAAGTCGACGCCCTTGTGACGATGCACGTGCAGCTGCTCAACATCGGGCGTCGGCTTTTGGCTGACCGTCGTCGGCGGGTAGATGCGTTGCGCCTCATCGATCACGATCAAGTCGTGCGCTTCGGCATTGATGTGCCACTGGCGCAACCACGCCTCATCTATCTCGACGTGCTCGATCGCCAAATCGCGAATGCCGTCGACCAGCACGCGGCGTCCCTTCGCGATCTTCGTCAGCAACCAGACCGCATGCAGCGTCTTGCCGCTCCCCGGAACCCCTGTAATCAACGTGATCATTTGCCGAATACCATTTTGGTTGTGGACGTGAGCATGTAGAACGACACACGCGCCGAGAGCCCGCCGAGCACGTACGCGATGCCGTCGCCCACACCACCGAGCGCGAGCACGTTCGCGATATCGGAACTCAACCCACCGACGCTCGCCGTCATCCACTGCACGACCTGAGCGAATGCCAGATCGATGCCCGTCACCGTCACGAAGCCGATGCCGAGCGCGACCAGTACGCGCGTGACGATCGGCCCGACCAACGACACCAACAAGCTCGCCCAGCTCATGCCATCAACCCCGTGACGAAGATCAGGCCGGCCGCAAGCTCGCACAGCAGCAACACCAACGGGCGAAGCTTCAAGGCAAACTCGCACAGCGGCTCATAGCTGAAGGAAAGCTCGCCGCCGAACACGACGACGCGCATCGGCTCCGGGCAAACGCCCTTGGTCAACCCGATCGAGAGGGGCGACAGCGAAATGTGCTTCGTGTCGCTTTTCACGGCCACGTCGGACGCGCTACCGAGGGGCGCACACGCGGACGCATCGGGATGCATCGCGCACAGATCGTCGCGCGACGGCCGACCAGTTCCCGGGTTGTTCCCCGGCGCGGGAGTCGGCACCGGGACAGGTTGCGGCAGCGGCTGCGGGATCGGTTGCGGCACGGGCTCCGGAACCGGACTCGGCACCGGTTCGGGGACCGGTACGGGCACAGGACCCGGCACGGGAACCGGCACAGGTTGCGGAACCGGACTCGGCGCAGGCTCGGGCACCGGATGCGGTACGGGCTGTGGCAGAGGAACCGGCACAGGCTGCGGCACCGGTTGAGGCACTGGACGCGGCACCGGCACGGGTTGCGGTTGAGGCTGCGGCTCGGGCACCGGGCGCGGCTGCGGATTCGGCCCCGGCACCGGAGCGGGTACGGGGCGCGGCTCCGGTTCCGCTTCGGATGCCGGACGCGGGGGGGCCGGCGCGGGCTTCGGCACGGGAATCGGGATCGGCCGCGGCGGCACGAACGGACTGATGAGAACATCCTTGCCTTTCGGCGCGGCAGATGAGAAGAGATCGGCGAAGGTCGGCACTTGCCCCGGGTTCTCTTTCGCCCATTCCGCGATGTCGTACTCCGTCACCCGCCGATATGGAAGGCCCTCATAGCCGGATTGCGACGACGCGCTCTTCCACGTCGCATTCACGAGATTGGTAATCGTTGAAGTCGGTAGCGGCGTTGCCGCGACCTTCGGCGGGATGCGCGGCCAGAGCTTCGACAGATCGTCGGCCACGATCGGCACAACGGCGGACTTGTAGCTGAAGAACGAATCCTTCCCGCGCTTCACGACTTGACGATACGTCGTCTTGCCGTCACTGCCCTTCACGGCTTCCGTTCGCGTCTCCACATAATGCAACGCGATCGGCTGACCGGGAATGTTGTTCTCTGGCGCGAAATACAGCGAACGCGAATTGACCGTCGTATCCTTGCCGCCGGTACAACCGAAACTCAGGCCGCAGTGCCCGAGAAAAAAGTACAAGTACCACTCAAACTGCTGCGCCTGTTCCAGCGTGCTAGGCAGGATATCGAACGGCCCCCGGCTTGCGTAGAAGTTCGCCGTTCCGGGGCCCGGCGAAAACGGATAGCCGATACAGAACGCGTTATTCGATGCGCACGAGCTGTTGCGATAGACCGGGATTCCCGCGCGCGCTGCCCACATCTCCGGCGCCAGCATCTTTTCATTGGTCGGATCGATCGCAATCGCGGGCGGCTGCATCGGCTGATAGTTGTCTCCAGCACTGGCGGGCAACGCGCCTGCATCAAGCGACACTTGTTCGCCGCTCCAAAGAAATGTCGCGTCGCCCAATTGGAGGGCCGAGCCCACGGCGAGAATGCCCATGCCCGCCAGAATCGTCAGCCACACCGGCGCACCCGCGAACGCGAGCGCAGCAGCGGCCCCGGTCCCGACGACATTCAACATGGTTGAAGCCTGCCCCATGCCTGCCAACGTCGCCGCGATGCGAGGATCGGAGGCAGCGATGCCGCGTGCGACTGCGAGACGCGTCAGGATCGCGGCTTGGGCGCGATTGATGACGAAGGATTCGATGGGCGCGAGCGCTGCCTGTGCATGCGCCTGCTGATTGCACACCATCGCGAACGCGGCGAGCAGCGCCAGCCAGACGCCTCGAATTCTCTTTCGCATGCTCATGCCATCAAGACGATTGCAGCGCCGTAGATCGTGGCGACCGTCACGGCAAACTCGACGCAGTACCAAAGCATGACTAGCTCTCCGAAGCAGATTCGAGAAAGCGACGCAACGCACGCAACCCGTACGCGATCGCCAACACAAGCAACATGGCCGCTCCTACTTTCAGGCCCGCAGCCGCCCCGCCGTGCATCGGCACCTCACCCGCCGCGCTGCCATTCACGAGCGTCAGGTGCGCCACCTGTTGCACGCCCGCCGAGCCATCCGACAACGTGCAAGGCGTCCGCCCGGCGCTTGTCGGCGAGCTGGCCGCGCTGCCGCACACGATGACGTCGATCCCTTGCGCCGCGTGCGCGCCGAATGCGATGCCAAGAAACGAAGCAACCACCGACCGTTTCATTGCTCTTCACCTAAGAAAAAGCCCCCGGCGTGCGCGCACATACCGGGGGCCCATGAGTTCACGCGATCAGCGACCGAGGAAGCTCTTCACCGCGCGGTAGCCGAACATCGCGGCCGAGATAGCGAGCACAGCGCCGCCGACGAGCGCGAGGTTCGGGCCGATACCGTTAATCGAACTGACGACGGGGGCGACGTCCATCGTCACCGGACCGTCCGCCGCGAATGCACCCATGCTTGCCGTAGCGAGCGCCGCAACTGCAACCAGCTTCTTCATTTGATTTTTCCTCTCAGGTTCAGGCCCGGTAGTAGAGAACCGTTCGTGCGGGCCAGCCTCGAACGATTCGGATTCCTTGATGGATTACGACGATGCAGCCGCAGCCTTGGCGGTCGGTCGACCAAACGGCACCAGCGACACAATGCGGGGTTCGAGCTTGCCTTCCATCGACTGTTGAAGCGCAAACTCCGCGAGATAGTCGCCGGTCGGGGAATCTTTCAGCGCGGCCGGCAAATTGATCGTGCCGACGAGGATTTGCTTACCCTCGCTACTCTCTTGCTCCAGCACGCATTGCGCCGTGTGAATTTCCCACGGCTGGCCGGTACGCTTCGAAATGCCCCCGCGCTGGATCACTTGCAGGATGGTCAACTTTTGCTTGCTCATGAAAACTCCTTGTTAGGACTGCTATTCGTAATGAGTAGAGCCGTTCCGGCTCCGGCTACATACGCGACGTACGCGCAAATTTAAAAAGGTGGACGCTATGTCAGCCGTCCACAAAGCGCCGCGCTATCCGAGGGTGAGAAGTGCGCGCGGCGCACGGGGAACTGCAAACTCTCCAAACCTACGAGTACGCGATTTACACGCGCTCGATTCAGCCACTACAGAAACCGACTCAGACCACTCGAAACTGCCTCGACCTCGACCGGGACCAACGTACAAAGGTCTGGTTTGCGGCCCACCCGTAACAACTTGACGCGTGCTTTTTCGCGCGCACCGTCGGCGCTGCGGGCACTCACATCGATGACGGCCACGCGGTTGTGGCCGCACTGCGTGTACGCATGGACTCGATATTTCGGCACTGCGCAACCTCCGTTTGTTCGCTGCTGAAAGGCGATTGCCATCGAGCTATGGTGACCGCCTTATCAACTATTCATAGCTTCGAAATGATGCACGCAACAATCGCCCGGATCGTCGTTGGCGACGCTGGACTAGATATCGAGGAAGGCCACAACGACATTGCGCAAGCCTGGAACTTCCTAGATTCACAAATCCCGCAGCACGAGAGCGATGTCGCAATAGCAATCGTCCGTGACGACGGCACAGTGTTTGGCGCCGTTTGGAATCTCGGTGACTTCCACTGCTTCGCAGGAACCAAGGACCACCTTCGCACACACCTCCGAAGCCTCCGCTTCTACAGCGGCTACTAATACAACTGGACTCCCTCAGCTAAGAGAGGCGCGCAAGTGGTGGAATCGTGCACTCGCATGACGCAAATGCTCCCGTCCACCAGATCGCGCCAGAAGGCTCGAGCCGCGCGATAGTTAATGCGGCCGGCGACTGCAATATGCAGATTCAATTGGCCGCTTTGCTGACGCCTGAGCCACGCCGCCGACGCGAGTCCCTGTCGCTCCAGCTCGCAGCGAAACGCAAAACAGTCGCACTCAGCGCGCGTCTTGTCCGTCACCCGTTGGCGATATGCCAGCGTCACCAATCGGTCGAATTTCAGGTCCGTCACTTCCTACCCCCCCCGCTCGTTAGTAGTTGATTGATAGAGCCCCGCGCTCAATAGGCAATCGATGTGGTAAAAAACCGCCCCATACGATTACAAGAACTACGGGCCAAATGAACTCCGAACAACTCGCTTACGACCTACTCAACAACATCACGCAAACTTGGGCCGCGCTATCGATCGAGGCTCGACTCCTGATCACCATCGCGCTTGTTGCCGTCTTCGTTGCTTCTCGATCCGTTCGCCGAAGGGCCGACCTACGCAAGCGAAAAGACCTCGATCCGATCAAACGGGCGATATACAACCCCAAGCAATTCCGCCGCCCTCGCTGACCCATAAATGGGGCCAGATTTTTCCTTTTCCCATAGCCTGCTAGACTGCGGACGTTACCCAAACGGTAAATTACCGTTTTGGAAATCATAATTACCAGATTGGAAAATTGCAAGGGGTTCGTATGAATATTTCTGGCCTCATCGAGCTCGCCAAGGAAGCCGCAGGTTCTTACGGTGAGCTCGCAGAGCGGATCGGCCGCCCGGCGAGCCGCGTAAGTGATTGGAAAGTGGGACGTCGCAAGCCCGATGCGGCCGACATCATGCTGCTCGCCGAAGCGGCAGGCCTGCCCGCATTCGAAACGCTGGCGGAAATCGAAATGGAACTCGACGCGGAGCGCGCGTCAGTATGGCAACGTGCCTTGGGGAATTTGCGTGCGGCGGGCGTAGCGGCGACTGTGGCGCTGGGCGCTACCGCCGTGATGAGCTTGACGTCGAAACCGGCTGATGCGGCTGAGAAAGCCCAAGAAAACAAAGACTTGGCGCGCCCGGCTGGGATCGAACCAGCAACCCCTGCCTTCGGAGGGCAGTAC